AGGGCTAGATATCCCCCCGAGTGCCCGTTTCCACGTCTGGAGGTTCCATGAGCCTTTCTGAGGAGGCCCCGAAGGGCCGTCTACCTGGCCTTGTGGCCCTCCGTGACCGCCTGGCGCAGGAGATCGATACCGCGGAGCAGTCGCGGGACGTTGCGGCGCTCTCACGGCAATTCAGCGACGTGCTTTTGCAGATCGAGGAGCTTGAGGCGCCGACGCTGGAGAAGCCACTGACTGCACTGGATGAACTGAATAAGCGCCGTGAGGCCAGGGCTAAGAAAACCGGGTGATTGAGTGGCTGCACTTCTTGGGGTTCAGGAGCCCCGTGTAGCCAACTACCCCAAGTCGAAGTGGTCCGATGCTGACGATTGCGCCTTCCTTGCTGAGGCTTACGGGCTGAGGCCGGATCCGTGGCAGATGAACGTCCTGAGTGCTTGGATGCACCGTGACCGCGCCGGCAAGTGGCTGGCGGGCCGCTGGGGCATCACGGTCCCTCGCCAGAACGGCAAGAACGGCATCTTGGAGATGGTGGAGCTGTTCTTCATGGCCCAACTCGGGCTGAAGATCCTCCATACCGCGCACGAGGTCAAGACGGCGCGTAAAGCGTTCCTGCGTATCGCGTCGTTCTTCGAGAACGGCCGTAAGTATCCCGAGCTTGCCGCGCTGGTCAAGGACATCCGGAAGACGAACGGTCAAGAGGCCATCATCTTGCATGCCAGAGAGTGTCCGCGGGGCAAGTGCTCATGCAGCGGCGGCTCGGTTGAGTTCATTGCCCGGTCTAAGGGCTCGGGCCGTGGCTTTACGGTGGACGTACTGGTCTGTGATGAGGCGCAGGAGTACGGCGAGGATGCGCAGGCCGCGCTTCTGCCGACCATCTCGTCTGCCCCATCCGGTGATCCGTTGCAGATCCTCTTGGGGACGCCGCCGGCACCGAATATGGACGGCGATGTCTTCACGCGGATGCGTACCGCAGGGGTTGGCGGCAAGGATAAGCGCCTTGCCTGGGTGGAGTGGTCCGTGTCCGGTGACGTCGATGTCGCCGATAGGGGCTTGTGGGCTGCGACTAACCCGAGCCTCGGCATCCGCTTGAACCAGACCACTATCGAGGATGAGTTCGGCGCGATGTCGGAGGAAACCTTTGCCCGTGAGCGGCTGGGCATGTGGGCCTCTGATGAGCAGCTTTCGGTTATCCCTGCTGACTTGTGGGCTGACCGCGCCGTGATGGAAGTCCCTGACGTGCCGGTTGCGGCGTACGGGATCGACATGAACCCTGAGCGGACCACGGCTGCTGTCTCAGTGGGCCTCCGTTCGGAGTCTGGCGTGCATGTGGAGCTCGCGGATATGGGCGACATCTCAGACAACACGGATGCGCTTGTTGAGTGGCTGGTGAAGCGTGCCGGTAAGCGCATCCCCGTGGTGATGGACGCTTATAGTCCTGCGCGGTCACTGGAGCCTGTTCTGCGGCGCCGTGGCGTGATGGTTCGGGCGCTGTCGGGCAATGAGCTAATGCAGGCGTGTGGCGGCTTCTATGACGCGGCCACGAGGGACGCCACGCTGACCCACTTTGACCAGCATCAACTGAACGCGTCCCTCGCTGGTGCCAAGAAAGCCAACCTCGGCGATGCCGGCGGCTGGAAGTGGTCACGTAAGACTCTTGAAATTGATTTGACCCCTCTACTCTCCGCGACTTGCGCCCATTACGGGGTGGTCAAGTTCGCCAAAATACGCAAGTCCGGTGATTCCGGGGGGAAGGCATTGGTTCTTTGATGCGTGGTATTCAGATCGGCCTTGATGATGTGGCGCAGGCGGCGTTTGATGCCTGCCTAGTCCAGTTGGACTCTAAGCGGTGGATCAATGATCGCCGGACCCGGATGTTTGACGGCAAGTACAAGGCCCGGCATCTTGGGATCGCGGTCCCGCAGCAGTTGGAGAAGGTCGAGACGACTCTGATGTGGCCGGCGAAGGCTGTTGAGGCGCTTGAGTCGCTGATCAACCTTGAAGGCTATGTGATCCCGGATGGTACGGCGGCCGATTTCGGGCTGGATGCTATCTGGCGGGAAAATAGGCTCGGCATTGAGTCGACGCAGGCGCACGTTTCGGCGCTGAAGTATGGCGTGGCGTTCCTGGCTGTCCTTGCTGGCAATCCTGCGCGTGGTGAGCCGAAGGTCGTTATCCGCAACCTGTCCCCGGTGTCGTCTACGGCGATTTGGGATCCGGTGTTGCGCCGGGTTACTGCGGCGTTGACGGTCATCAATTCGGCCCGCGTGAATGGCGTCTATCAGCCGGTGGAGTTCATCCTGTTCCTGGATGATCGCGTCATAACCGCCGACTATGACGGCAAGGACTGGAAGATTGACGACCGCCCGCACGGCTTGGGCCGTTGCCCCATTGCGGTATTGCCGTTCAAGCCTTCCATTGAGGAACCATTCGGCCGCTCCCGGATTACCCGCGGCGTCATGACGATCACCGAGCGCGTGGCCCGCACCTTGCTGCGCATGGAGATTTCGGCGGAGTTCTTCAGCGCTCAGCAGCGTTACGCGCTGGGCGCAGATGAGGACGCTTTCGTTGGCCCGAATGGTGAGAAGAAGTCCGGATGGGAAGTCACCATCGGGCGGATGCTGGTCCTTGGGCGTGATGAGGATGGCAACGTTCCGACTGTGGGGCAGTTCCCGCAGACGTCGATGCAGCCTCATGTGGACATGATCCGTTCCGATGCTGCCCTCTTCGCGGGCGAGACGAACATTCCGGTGAGCTCACTGGGTATCATCCACGACAACCCGGCGTCTGACGCGGCGATGCAGTCAGCTTACATGGCGTTGTATTCGGAGGCGGAACGTTCCTGGGAGCCTTTCGGGGCTGGCTGGGTTGAGGCTATGCAGATGGCCGTGACGATCCGTGACGGCGGGCTGCCGGATGAGCTTCTGGGGCTCCGCGCCAAGTGGGCTCGCGTGGACACTCCGACGATGGCGGCGCGTGGCGACTTTGTTGCCAAGCAGATTTCGGCGTTCCCATGGATGGCTGAGTCCGATGTGGCGCTGGAGGAATCCGGCTACGACCAGACGACCGTTGACCGGTTGCGGGCTGACCGCCGCCGGGCTAGCGCCGGGATGCGGCTAGATGCCCTCACCGCCGCTGTAAAGACGCCGACGCAGGGGGTTGTTGATGTCAATGCAGCTTCTGACGCAGTTCGAGCAGGCCAATAACGGCATTGCCGACCTGATCGAACGGGACTTGCTGGACTTCCTTGGCGCTCTGGACTTTGGGCGCCCCGAGGCGGTCCAGCCGGCCTTGTTTGAGTTCGTCCCTGCGCTGGTTTCTCAGTATGGGGATGTTGCGGCGTCTGTTGCGGCCGACTGGTATGACGAACTGCGGGCATCTGAGGGCGTGCCGGGGGGCTTCAGGGCTCCACTGGCACCCCTTATCCCTGCTGAACAGGTGAATGCGCGTCTTGGTTACGCGACTCGCTCCAGTGGGCCTCTGTGGCTTGGTGACAGTGCGACCCTGAATGGATTCCTTAGCCTAATGGCGAACGAGTACGCGCTTCAGCCCGGCCGTGACACGGTCATGCAGGCAGCGCACAAGGACAAGGCCGCATATGCGCGGATCCCGGAGCCCGGCGCCTGCAAGTTCTGCCTGATGCTCGCTTCTCGTGGCTTCGTCTACTCAAAGTCCACCGCGGGTCAGACCAAGAAGTTCCACGGCAAATGTAGGTGCAATGTCCTACCGACGTGGGATGAAACGCGGGCTCGCGTGGAATTCGGCTACGACCCCGATGCGCTCTACGACCTTTACCGGGCTTCCGTAGACGCCAAATGATCTTTAGCGGCTTCTCCCGCTGAGCGGTTACGCACGCCGTAAGTGTGGCCTATCAAAACCAGCCGACAGGCTCTAAACGGAGGGGCAGTCATGCCTGATATTGAACCAACCGCAACCGCGGGAGAACACACCGAGCAGACCGCTGCTGAGGTCAAGGCTTTTGAGGCAATCACGTCTCAGGATGACTTTGACGCACGCATTCAAGCGCGTCTTGATCGGGAGCGCAAAAAGATTCCGACCGACTACGAGGAACTGAAGGCGAAAGCCCAGAAGTTCGCCGAGTGGGAGGAAGCGAACAAGACCGAAGCTGAGAAGGTCCAGGCTCGACTCGACGCCGCTGAGAAGCGCGCTGTTGAACTTGAATCAAAGGCCCTCCGCGCCGAGGTTGCCGCCGACAAGGGCGTTCCTGCCGCACTGCTTACGGGCAGCACGCAGGAGGAACTTGAAGCCGCGGCGGATGCGCTGATTGCCTACCGGGGCGACGCCAAACCTGCCGCCCCCAGTTCGTCTGCCATTGCGCGGACGAACGCCACACAGAAGCCGGTTGACTTTGATGCGGACATTGCTGCCGCACGAGCCGCCCGTAACTTCCCCCTCGCAATCTCGTTGCAGCAGCAGAAGGCCGCTGCACTAGCTGAACGGAAAGACTAACCATGGCTGGCATCACTGGTCTTAGCACCACTTTCACCCTGCCCAACTACCACGGCGAACTGATGGCCCTGACCCCGGAGGAAACCCCGCTGCTGTCTGCGGCTGGTGGCCTGAACGGTGGCGGCAAGCAGGCCACGTCCACCTCGTTCGAGTGGCAGGACTACGATCTGCGTGACCCGCAGATCCGCACCCGCCTCGAAGGCGGCGACGCCCCGACCGCCGAGGCCCGCGTCCGTGCGAACCACGACAACATCACCCAGATCTTCCACGAGTCGGTGAACACGTCCTACACCAAGCAGGCCGCAACCGACCTGTACGCCTCCGCCGGCAACGGCGTGGCTAACCCGGTAGCCAACGAGCACGCTTGGCAGGTTGCGCAGACCCTGAAGCAGATCGCCCGCGACGTGAACTACACGTTCTGGCACGGCAAGTACAACAAGCCGGCGGACAACACCACGGCCCGTCAGACCCGCGGCCTGTTCCAGGCGATCACGTCCAACGCCCAGGTTGCGGATTCCACGAACGCCCTGACCGCTGCTGCTTCTGCCGCGACTGACACGATCACCGCCACCCACAACCTGGTTGCGGATGACAAGGTTGTGTTCACCGACGTCGGAGCTTCCACGACCATCGTTCCGGGCCGCGCCTACTGGGTAAAGTCGGTTTCCACCACAGTGTCGTTCAAGATCGCCGCTACCAAGGGCGGGGCCGCTATCACCGTTGGCACCGCTACGGTGTCGTTCTACGGCGTCAAGGCTGCCACGGTCATCACCCCGGACCTGATCGGCAACCTGCTCCAGTCGGTCTACGACAACGGCGGCATCGCCGAGCAGGGCACGGCGACGATCTTTGTTCCCTCCGGCCAGAAGCGTGCGATCACGAAGGCGTACGCGACCGGCAACGTCGGTGCGCAGCTCCTAGGCGGTACCCGCAACGTCGGCGGCGTCTCGGTGGACACCATCATCACCGACTTCGGCACCCTGAATATCGCCATCGACCGGGCACTCCCCGCCGATGCGCTCGCGGTCCTGTCGCTGGAGCAGATCGACCCCGTGTTCCTGGCGATCCCGGGTAAGGGTGTTCTGTTCGAGGAGGAGCTGGCGAAGACCGGCGCTTCCGACAAGACCCAGATCTACGGCGAAATCGGCCTGTCTTACGGCAACGAGCGCTCGCACGGGCTCATCCGCGGCCTGTTCGCGTAACTATCAACCTTGGCGGGCGCGCGCTCATGGCGTGCGCCCGCTGGCACCGCAGGAGGCGTCATGGCTTGGACTTCTGCCGCTGAGGTGGTGGCGGCGTGGATTGGTGACGATGCGCCGGCCGATCTGGTGAAGGTTGATTTGTGGG